CATCCATACATCCAACCAATGATATTGGCGGTGTAGTGGCTTGGTAGTGTAACTAAAAGATATTTTCGCTCTGGGTTATCACTTGGATCTATGAGCAACTTACCCGTCTGGTAAGCAGTAGTGCGTACTTCAAACTCTCCGACATCGCCGGATTTACGATCTGCAAACAAAGTAAAAGGAAACTTATCCTGCCATCTAGCAATTGCAATCTCACCCAAGCAACCAGATATTTCACGAGCTACCTGCTCTACCCAAGTAGGTGCAGCGCCACGTGAAGCATCGTTGCCTTTGGCACGATTGTAATTAAATCTAGATACTGCCTCGGTGGTTGCATAAGCAACATCACCAGGGCTAAGTTTAATTTCTACCAGCGCCATACCTTGCCTTCAACGGTAAACGAATTCTTTACAATTGGTACAAGTTGTGGCATAACTGTTTGATTATCAACATGCAAAATACCAAAGCCTTTGTTCCATGTGAATAGACCAGCCTTGATGTAACGAGCATAGCGGTAATCCATTAGGTTACCAAGTTCCATACCCCACACAGTCTTAGTCTTACCAGCCCAGCCTTGCGTATGGTGTGTAAGTCCTGCTCTATGTGTATGTCCACATGCAACTGACATACCTGCTCGCTTAGCCAAACCTAGTGCAGTAGCACCAGCAGTTGGTTGTACGTTGCCTTCATCACCGTGCATGAGTAACCAGCCTGGTGCAATCTCGTATGGATCATGGTGGTATTCAATACCTAGTTCATCCAAGCGTAGGAATTGTTCAATCTCTAATTCAGGTAAGCCAAGAAACCCTGGCACCTTTGATTTAATCTTATTGTATAAACGATCTGAATGGTTACTGCGAACCATATGCTCAACAGTTAAATCCTCTAGCAACTTAACGGTGATATCGCGGTGTCTTCCCAAGTCCCGCTGCCATTCACCTTCTCCGCCCTCTTCCCAACGTGATATCTGAGGAAAATCAATTTCATCACCACAAGTCGCAACTACATCTGGTTGGTATGCGCGGATAAACTTCTTGATTGCATTGGTTGCACCGACATCGTGGTACGGTGATTGAAGATCGCTAAGGATAACTATTGTTTTCATTTGGGCCATAAGCCTCTCTGTACCATCAGTCCGATGACACCGTAGTTTGCTAGGTCTTTGAATGAATCTTCAATACTTTCGTGTTGTGGCTTGATGCCATCCTTCTTAACTAAGTTCTTCAAGCGTTCAAACTTATCGCCAATACGTACAAGCAAGCCATTGATCGCACCACCATGAGCATGGTTGATATTGTTAGGACCGTAATCTAATTGCTTGGTAATCATAAGGTTGCCAATCTCATCCATTACAGCCCAGACGTTGGCTACGAATTCCTTGTGGTTGGCAGGGTAACTGTTATCTGATTTGTCTGTTGGTCTACGCTCAGCACGATAAATCCAGTCTGTTGTAGAACCGTTACTGCCAAAATCAAATCCTCGCTCACTCATGTTCTCCCCCTATATCGTATTGACCTTTGTACATATAGTTCTTTGTGTCTTCATCTAACTCGTATAAGTATAACATCTTAACCCCGTCGCCAAGGTGTTGAACCATCTCAATACTATCTAATACCCACAACGCAGTTGGTACATCTGCACCATCTTTTGGTCCACCCATGAATTGCGGGCAGAAGTCTGTCATTTGTTTTCCTGGATGACGTTAATAGTTATCTTGCCACCAGTTGCAGTGTCGTATTTACTGGCTATCTGAATAGCTTTAGTAATAATCTTCTTAGCCTTAGCGATGTCGTCAACAAGTACGCCACCTGCTAATGCAGACATAGCACCAAGAGCAAAGCGCTCACCGCTACCAGCCACATAAAGATTATCTGTTGTGCGTTCCCAGCCGTAATCCTCTTCAATGCGATACACCTGCCCCTTGACTACTACGATCCAAATGTTGTCGTTAACTACCGCATCTTCGGCTTTGTTAATTTCATAGCCAGCCTCGTTAAAGGTACGGCGCATGGCTGGTATCAACATGCGAGTCATGTATTTGTCTATGTCTTTGGTATTTACAGCAGGCGGAGTAAAGTCATGTTGAAGCAAGTTAATACCGCGTACTGCCCCAGCTGCGGCAAACACGATGTCGTTATTCTTAAACACCTTGCCATCTGGGATGTTGATAGAGAAGCCATCATCGCCCGATGATTGTGAGTCAGCACCTAGGACTACCCAGTCAGGACCTTGGATCGCAGCGATGGTTGTCAAAGTCTTTTACCAATCCATTCAATTACATTTACAGTAACGGCATTACCCATCTGCTTGTAACGATGTGAGTCTGATTGCCCATCAGTCCAGCCATCAGGAAAACCTTGCAGTCTTTCACATTCAATTGGGGTAAGGCGACGCACTGTTGACTCCATCATAACTCCCGTTGATTGCTTAGTACCTGCTCTAAGTGTGTGATGAGTGTCTGATACACTGTCATTAAATTCATCATAAGCAACTGCTACACCATGCCCACTAATGCTATCTAGTGTGTACATAGGACCGTCTTCCTCTCCAAAGCCTTTACCTTGTGGACCTGCCGTGTCGCTTCTGCCTATAACAGTTCCTTGAATTGGATAAACAGTTGCAACCATTGGAGTATTTAACCCACCTGTTCCCATAAAACTTGTTAAGGTGTTAATTGTATCACCTTGTATTCTTGCACCGTCGGATCTATGCGGGTGAAATACAATGACAGTTGTCCTTACATCACCGCAATCAAATGCGTTAAGTGTTGGCATCACTCCACCCTCAATCCAAGTTTCATAATCCGTATCGCTCTGCGCTCTACGGCTTTTGGTGAACCAATAGGGTTTCACTTCCACCACCCAAGTCACCACCATTAGCCCTTAAAGTGCCAGTGCCTTCTTGATAATTAGCAAAAGAAGATGGCGTAAAGCCACTTACAACTACATTATCTTCTGGTCTTTTATAAGAAGTTGCAGTTATTGTTGTTGGTCCTTCGGTGTATCCCGCGAAACTTGATTGACCAAAGCTTCTTGAAGAGCCGTCGGTAGCACTTTTCCTCTTCTGTTTGCTCGGCGCAAAATTCCTTCGCATGCTTTCTTGCTCAATGAATACCGGCTTTCCACTTCGGTCAATAGTACTTCCGACAATGAAGACTCTTCGGCGTCGTTGGGGTACTCCGAAGAATTGCGAATCCAAAACTCGCCATTCAATGTGGCGATACCCTGCGTTGGCCAGTTCAGTGAGGACGACTCCGAAATCGCGTCCTTCGTTGCTTGATAGAAGTCCAGGCACATTTTCCAAGATGATAGTTTGTGCTTTAACTTCTTGTGCAAATTGTATGGCGTCCCAGAATAATCCACTTCGTTCTCCAGCGATACCAGCACGTTTGCCAGCGACGCTGACGTCTTGGCATGGGAAGCCCCCGCAAACAATGTCAACTCTTCCAATTAGATCAATCTCCTTTGCCCATTCAATTGCTGTGGTTACATCATCATGCAGTGGCACATCAGGCCAATGCTTTTTTAGTATTTTCTGTGCGTGTTTGTCTATTTCTACTTGACCAATGCAGGTATGACCTGATCGCTCAAGCCCTAGATCAAAGCCACCTACTCCTGCAAATAACGAAACAAATGTACTCATCGCGCCTCATAAAAGTCTATTAGTTTGATTGGTGAACCGTAGAACCGCAGGTGTGTAAGAGGATACTCAAATGGAAACTCTCGTAGATTTAGCCCACGATGCCCACCGACATGGGTATTGCTATTGTTATGTCCGATGTCGTTGCAGATCAAAGCATACTTGCAACTGGCTACGATTTTATCCATAATAATTTCAACTGTCTCATTAGGTAGATGTTGTAAGACATCCTTAATCAAGATCAGATCTACTTTTGGTAGTTCAGCCTCAGCTGCATTAGCTTGGATAAACTTTATGTTATCGGTAGCGTTTAATTTGGTAGTTTCAAGTATCTTTTCAGATACATCCATGCCAGTATACTCTTTGCCTTCAAGGTTATAGTGTTTACCCAATTGCCAATCGCCACAACCAATATCAAGAACTGTCTTGATGTTAGATTGAGCCAGCATCTTATTGACTTCATCTATCCAAGGCATGGCGTTAGCAGGATCAGATCCTGGACCAGACCCTACACCCCACACACCAGTGGTGTAGATGTTGTCAAAGACTTCGGATGTTTTCATGCCGCAATTCTATCATTAAACCAGTCTACTCCGCTTTGTAAATAGACTTCGTTAACATCACAATTATCAGGCAGATGGATTACTTCGGCTTTATCCAAGTCTTCTTTAATCCTCTTTGCAAGCTCTTGTCCTGGATTGCGGCCATCTTCTTTAACATCGTTGTCTGCGAAAATGAGGATGCGACTGTACGATTCAAAAAGTTTAGGGAACCAGGGCTTCCATTGAGAAACTCCAGCAACTCCCACCGCAGGTATGCCGACGATACCCGATACAACAACGGTGTCAATCTCGCCTTCGCAAATGACAATTGTGTCGCTGTGCTTATGCAAGTCATTGACATTAAATAGCCCAATCTTTTGCCCCGTAGGCCATAGATACTTAGGTGTGCTTTCATCAATGGCACGAAATTTAATACCGACAACACCCGCTGGCGTTTGGTAAGGAATGGATAATCTTCCAACTGCATGTTCATGTCCCGCACTAGGCTCCACGACGCTTCCAAGACGGAACGTATTTACGACTTCCTGTGTTATGCCCCGTCCCTCTAGGTAAGAGAGAGCCTGTGGTGTTATTGCGTTGCAATACTTTTCGGCTGCTTCCGTTAGCAATCTGCGCTGCTCTGCGTTTAACATCTGTAAACTCCTTTAAGTTTTCCTTCGCTTGTACTAATGTGTAGACATCGCCTAGCACTTGGCACACTAGGCAGTTGTAGCCTTGTGTATCTAGGTTGTAAGCGGCACTGCTATGGCTATCATCATGGATGACACACTTGCATGGTATCCAGCCATGCCGATCTGTAACGGTTACACCGTAATGTTCTAGGACTGCACCAAGATCGGGCTTAGATTCCATTGGTTACTCGTAGCCATTGGTCTAGATCTTGGATAACCCAAGACTGTTCTAGTCCTGCCATACGACGCTTAACTATTACATAGGCTGGTGGCACTGCATCTAGACTTCTAGCCTTAGCATAGTTGGCTGCTTCAACGCAGGCTTCTCGCCAAAACTGTGGCAAATCCATCTTGACTGTTGCCTTTAACTCAAAGACGTATGGTTGCCCAGCTACTATGGCAACCAAATCGCCTTCGTCGTCTTTGCCGGCGAGTCTTAATCTTTCGGCGTTAACGTTTTTAGATCTAAACCATTTGAGTACAGATGTTTCAAACAAAGAACCTTTGCGCTTACCATAACTGCTCATAGTCCAAGCATACCAATCAAGTCTTGTGCATTACGCTTAATCAAATAGCGACGCGCTAAAGCTTTGTCTTCATCAAATATTTCTATATCTGTTTCTTCAAGCCATGCGGCGGCTGTTTGCATGCCATCTTTCCAAATGGTACTCACTGTATTTGACTCCAACTCTGTGCGATGAATTGGGAAGTACGATCTGAATACATAGTCATACGGCTGGCATCAGCCCATAAAGTTACATACTTAGAACCATCTGCACTATTTGCAGCAAAGCGGTTCTTAACACAAGCAACTCTAAACTCGCCAGTGGCTGGCACTAGCGCAACGGTTAAGATCATCTCAGGTAGTTGAGCAATCTTGCCCTGGATAGCTTTACGACTTGGTGGCATATCTGGTCTGCCTTCTGCTTCTGTGGTGTGGTGCAATAGCATTACTGCTGCATCAGTCTCACGTGCGATGTGGTGCATAGCCTTGGCTATCTCACGCAACCCAGCCCATTCATCATTGTGTAGCGACACCACATTCATGGCATTGTCCACAATAATCATGTGCGGATATTCACCGTATGCTTCGGCATAAGCACGGATAGATAGATCTATCTCATCTAGCGTAGGGCTTGGATAGAAGTCAAACTGTAGATGCTTAATGCTTTCCAGCTCAGCCCCGTAAAAATCCTGCCCTGCACCAGTTGCAAATGCTTCTTCAACTGTTGAAACTTTATGACCAGTAATCATTGACGCTGCACGAATTGCGGTTGTGTAACCGTCTGTGTCTGCTGATATGTACAGCGTTGGCACTTTCATTTGCACTGCCATCCAAAGAGCGATAAGTGATTTACCAGCATTAGGCTGGCCTGCAATCATTGTCATCTGCCCCCGCCTAAACCTAATCCCTTCTTGTTGCAGTTTTGGGAATAGGTCAGGCAGTAGTGCATAATCATTGGTGCTTTTCGCTGCCGCTTGATGTAGTGACAGCATCAGATATTAACGAACGAACTTAGGCTCGCATTGATCTGGTGTACCCTTCGGTGATGGGCAGAACCAGCCCTTCCAAGCCTTTGGTGCGCCTGGCTTAGACTCACGCCATACCAATGCACCGTGCTTGCAATGACCTTCTGCTGGTGTTGCAGTAGGAGCAGGAGTAGCAACTGGTGTTGCGTTAAATGCTTGGGTTGCATAAGCAACTGCACCTGTTGATCCAAGTGATGATGCTGTTGCGGTGATTAGTGATGCAGTATCTTGAAGGCTGGTTAGTTGCGCTTCAAGCTCTGCTTGATTTGTGGCATACACGTTGATGAGTGTGCCGTCAGCCAACTTAAAGTTGACCTGTAGTTTTGTACCTTCTGTTGCCATGTTACTTTCCTTCTTTCTTTATGTTTGCTAGTGGGTCGTAAATCTGTGCTAGTTGTCCGCCTACTGCGTAGCAGTATTCTTTGACACCGCAGGTGCCACAACTCATACCAATATTTGGTAAAAAAATTTCTGCGTCTAAGCCACGTTGGAATTGGGTAAACATCTCTGTCATCACTGGTACTGACCAGCGATCTAACCCACCAACTTCTTCAAACTGTGCCTTGCGAGCAGAATAAAAGTAACCTTTAGATGGTCGTACACCAAAGGTCATCTCCATACAGCAGGCATATACTCCCAGCTGCATAGATGAGTCAGGTGTGTAGTTACCAGTCTTGAAATCAACTACGACCAGTTCTCCTGTCGGAGTAACTGCAATCAGATCGGCAAAGGCCTTGATAGGCACTTCGCCAAACATATTGTTAAATCCAATTTCAACACCAGGTAAACCTTGTGGCGTTTGCCAAATCTCTAAACCTGATTCTTGCCAAGCGTTGATGAAATCAAAGAACATCTTTTTGCCGTTCTCACTCCACCAATTGCCATCTTCTTTATCAGGGTTAGCCTTAGTAGCTCTGCCACCTTTACGCCAGTCAACTGGGTTGGTGCCAGACTTCTCTTGTACTTCGGCAATCTGTTCTTGGAAAGATTCTTCCCACATTAAATCCCAAGTCATTCTTTAACTCCGAAGATAATTGTTTGAGCCTGTTGAAGTCCTGCTTTAACATCAGCGTTGTTCTCTCGTTCAATAAGATCTTGGATCTTATCGCTTAGAGTCTTACGCATAACCATCTCTGCTTGTACAAAGACAGTAGAGAAAGCATCCTTGCTCATTAGTTGAGCGCGTTTTTTACCCATTACTTTTTCCATTCTGGCATTGGTGCAACGGCAAGGCTGTCGCAAAGAGCGCATCGCATGTCAAGGAAATAGATACCGATTTCACCGTCATTGTCAAACTTACATTTGACGTTCCATAAATCCGATCCACACGGACAGACACGGACTGGTCCGAGGTTACGGTAGTCCATCTCTGCACCTTTGGTTGGTCTAAGGTTTGCAATGTCTTCACTCATTACCACTCAAACCCTAACCAAAAGAATAGAAGATCTACTCCGATGCCGTACTTATCAATCTGAAATCCAAGCGCAATGCTTTGACGACGAAAGCCGATAACTAACCAGCGATCATTAAATACTTTGTAGCTCTTTGTCATTAGAACGGTATCCCTTCATTGTTAATTTTACCATTAGACAAATCAAACTGCCTTAGTAAATACTTTTCAGTAGCGGCGTGAAACGCAGAGCCACCAACGAACCACCATGCAGGTTCGGCTGGGGCTTGAAATCCTCGCTCTAGTTGCCATGCCTTACCGCAACGAAGCCAAGATGTGAATGATGAAAATGATCTATGTCCTACTGTTGGTTCTGTATTCATGGCTGAACGATAGCACTAGTCACTGACACTTACGCTCAACCAACACGCCAAAAAATCGGGCGTGAACTTTGATTTGCAACTGGGTTGAAAATGGGATTATAATACGAGCGAAGCGAGTGCGATACGGTAGAAGGCGGCTATTTGGATAGCCTTCCAACGGGTAAAACGGCATAAAAAAATAACCCCCACCGAAGTGGGGGCTACTCTTGCTATTAAGTTTTACTTAGACGGTGTGTTATTAACTGTCTTGAAGTGGTTGTATGTAGCAGATGCTACTGGACCAAATACTGCAACAGCAGCAGCCCAAGCAACATGCTTTAGGTGGTGGTTGCCAGTTTGCCAGATAGCAATAGCGGCTACACCGAATGAGATGATGTAATGTTCTACGATTGATTTGCTGATCTTCATTGTATCTCCTATAGGTAGATTAACTTGTCCACTTTGGTCGCCCAAAGCCGACAATAAATACTACCATCTTGCGCTTGTTACTTGCTTGATAAGCGCGTGTCTTGAGACACACTTCTCCGCCATTGGCTTCTGATCCAGTCTTGCCATCAGGGATTGTGTTGCCCTCAATGGTGGTTACTGTGCCATCGCCGTTGTCCTTGGTGACGATGCCTACATGCTCAATGCCTTTGCCATCAAAGTTAAAAAACACGATGTCGCCTGGCTGTGGCTTGGCAGTCTCATGGTTGAACCATTGACCCTTGCCTTGAAAAGCAGTGGCTCCAGCAGGCGTATAGACGCAATTAGGCATGCTTTTGAAGCCAATCTGTGAGGCAGTCCACATCACGAAACTTCCGCACCATGGTTGCAGGTCATGACCGGTGAACTTGCCATAAATCGTTTCGTTATTCTTTGGGCCTTCTTTAACTCCCAGTTGGGATTGGGCCTTTGCTACGAAGTCTAATGCTTGGCTCACTGATATATCAGCCTCTCTGCTAAATCGCCAGGAGTTACTTGATCGGCTGGCTTGTTGAATAAGTTAATACCTGCATCGGCATAGGCTTCAGCCACAAGCTCTGAACAGATATAACCATCATGTTGGGAAAGTCTATGTAGAGTTTTGTTATTGGCAAAGATCTTTAAGCCAAGGATACGCAGGGCTATGCTCAAGATAACCAAAAAGTTATATGGCTTGCCAACTGTCTTCATAGCATTGGCATAGATCTTCTCACGTTGCTCTTGGGTTAAGCCTTCGTGTTGGTTCCAGCCGATGACTAGATACTCAGATACATCGCTAATGGCTACACCGCGTGGGTTAGCCTCAACGATTTTGTTACCGCCAACATAGATAAATGCGTGGTTCCATCTGGACATAGTGCCGAAGCGGATCAACTTGCCAAAAAATCCACCAGTCTTGACTACGCCGTAATCACCCATCTGTGGGTCATAGACGTTCATCATTCTCCAATAGATCTTGCAAATGTTCTATCTCTTGCTTCTCAAGTTTAAGGATGTGGCGGATAATCATGGCATCCCGCTTGGTCTGTCCGATCATGGCGATACCAATAATAAGTTCTACGGTTACTGCCAGCCAAGAGGCTAGGTTCATCCAGTGAACATAACTCTTATCGTCGCCAAACCAACTAGGCTTGATCCACCAAAAGATGGTTACTGCAGTCCAACCAATAACGAAGAACCAGTTACGGATTACGCTTTGGATTGTCCAAGAAACTTGTTCGCTAAAAGTAAGTACATCACCAGTATCTCTGTGAATGTATTTTCTTTTAAGCATTATGCTCCCTAATGTGTTGTTCAAACTTGCCATTGATAGTTGCTACTTCAAGTGCTATATCTTGTTGCTTTTCAACTAAAGTTTCAACCATAGGAATGACTTGCTTACGGATCGCATCATTAAGCGAACCACCAGAATTAGGAGTTACCTCATGCTTGATGGTTTGAATATCGTCAAACTCTTGGCGTAATACATTTTGTACACCATGCTTAAAGACGTACCAAATGCCAGTACCCGTAGCCCCGATAGTGAATACGGCATTGTAGGCAATGGTCGTTAGATCTGTGCTTGTCATTTGCAGTACTCCCTATACTGTTCTGAATTGCATTAAAATCATGCCACCAAATCCCGTAAAACGTCGCTCAGGTGGTGTCATGCGGATAAAGGTAAGGCTTTCAATAACGCCACGAACTGTCTCGTTATTGGTAAAGTCTTGCAGGATAACTACATCGCCACCAGATTCAACTGTTTCAAGGGCAATAAGTCTTTCAGCTGCACGACCTTCATAGCCAACAGCCATGTTGTTTTTGTCGCCTTCAAAGTCAAAGTTAAGAAGCGGAATAGTAAAGATACGCTCACGACGAACCGCAGGCAGGGCCTTTAGTTGGTAGCCATTGAATGAGTCTTCAGTTCCAACTGCTTGGCTAGTGCTTGAGTAAAGGGTAAACTTAAGCCCAAGAGATTCTTTTGGCTTTACATCGTATTGATCTAGACCAGTAATATCTTGGGTAAAGTCAAAGTTATTATCTACCGTAATAACATCAGTAGCAGTTCCATCAGCATCAACGATTGAGAACTTAAGTTGTCCAACCATTGGGGTAGTCTCGCGTAGCTTGATTAACTCAAAGTGCTTGTCTTCAAGTGTAAAGTAGCGGATTTGTCCTGTTTGAATATAGCCACTTGATACCAAAGTATCTGCTTGGAAATAAACTCCAACGCCGGTAACACCAATAGCCAACTTGTTTGTGGTACCGATTACGCATACTGATGTTACTTCAGCGGTACTTGGTACACGCAAGTGGGTAGCGTAAGCCATTTGGTTAGGTGTGATTTCACGGCTAAGGTCAATCTTGACCAAGCCTGATGAATATGTACCGTCGCCATTGTCAATGTAGTTTGATACGGTGCAGTAGGCAAAGCGGTCATTGAATGTGATTGATCGGCATGGCAAGCCGTTAAGGTTTGTGCCGGATACTGGATCGTAGCCGTTGGTAATAACGGTAATAGGACCGTAGGTTATGTAGCCTGATGATACGAAACCTGATGTATCAATCTGTCCTACACGTACACCCTTGTTAGTTCCAAAGACCATGTATTTACCGACATAAGATCCAAGAGCGTAGATACGCTCACCCTTTGGCATATCAGCTGCAGTTAACGCCTTGGTTAATAGCGGTACGTTTCCTGATGTATCCAAGGATAAGCGAAATACGGTTGAAGAATCGCCAACATAACCAGCAATGTAAATAGCGTTAGGACCTTCGCAGATGCCAGTCCATACCCACTTGGAGTTTGGATGGGCGTAGATAGGAAGGTTGGTATTGCTAGATAGCGCAACGGTACCAGTAACAGTTGCTTCTGCCGATGAAGCAGTTGTGCTAGCAAAAGAAAATCGGGTTGAGTCTGGTACAGCAGTTACTGTCCATGTGCCGTTGTAGTTAGTTCCAACTGAGGATACGGTTACAGTTGATCCAACTGAGAAGTTGTGAGCAGTGCCGTCGGTCTTAAGCGTAGCTACGTTTGCTGCGATTACCGCATCAACTACGTTGAATGTGGTTACGGTTACTACTTCGTAAACATAGTTATTAATACCAGCGATTAAGCGTTGCTTGACCCAGTTCATAGATACTGATGTAACGGTACCTACTGCTGATGGATGAGTAAAGATAGATGTGCCACTGGTTGCGCCAGTTAGTGGGCCTTTGTAAATACCTGTGGCGTTAGCTGCATAGTAGTTAGTTCCGTCTTGGGCTACGGATAAGATCGTTCCAGAGCCACCCCATGTAAGGGTTGTGGTTGTACCAGCTGCGGTTGTGCGATAAAGGTTTGATCCGTCTGCCCAAACGACTACGTTTACACCGTTGGCATCTGTTCCGCCAACCATGATCGGAGCGTTGGTAGCGGTATGAGCCTGAGTTACATCCGGCAGTAGTGTTACCTTGCCGATGTTAAAGACATCCACGCCAGCTGACTTATTAAATCTAAGAGCTACAGTCTCGCCTTGTACTGGCTCTTCGTAGCGAATACCAGCGCCGTAGTGAAATGACGATTGGCTACGTAGCCACCAACCTGTAAGGGTTTGCTCGCCTGGTTCCTTTTGCTGGTCAATTTGTTGCTTACGGTATTGCGCTGTCTCACGCTTGTAAGGGTATTCCTTGTTAGGGCCAATGAAAAACGGTAGCCCAGCTACTGCAACGTCGTAGTTATTGGAAGTGTTTTGGTAAGTATTACCAGAGTTGGCTGGTTGTCCAATTGGGTCAACAGGACGTTCTGCAATGTGTAAATAACCGTCGTCACCAATTGCCATACCATCTCCTTAGTTTGTTCCAATAAAAAAGCCCCCTTGCGGGGGCTAGGTAAATCTATTTGTTACTTAGAAAGCGCAGCGATTTCATCGGCGGTTAGACCGATAGCGGCTAACTTAGCCTCGGCTGATGCCTTGTCTGCTGCAACCTTAGCGGCTTCTGCTTCACGCGCTTGGCGGTCTGCTTCGGCTTGTGCTGCTGCTGCTTGCTGTGCCGCAATTTCTTCTGCGGTTAAATCGCGTGTAATTACTTCGCCTGTTGTGCAGTTGATGTCAACCGCTTGTGGGGTGTCTGACATAGTGTTTCTCCTTAGTGGTTGTTAACTGTTTTTGATGCCGTAAAGGTAAAAGGTTGAGTTTGCTACAAAGTTTCCTGCGACTGGAACAAAGGTAACCGTTGTAATTGCTGCAGTAGTAGCCCACGAACCAGCAGTTAAAATGATTACACCTGATGACGCATTGTTTTCGGAAACGCTTTCTATAGATAAAGTTTTGTTATTTGCTGTAGCATAATTTGGTATATAAATTTCAGTATTGCTGAAAGTATTACCAACGGCGCTGTTACCTGTAGTATATTGATAGTCTAAATATGCAGGTGTATTGCTTGTTCCGTAAGCAGTTCCACTATATCCATACATAGCCATTTGAGCGTAAGAAGATGTTGCTCCGTTAAAAGTCATACGCACATTGTCTTGTGTGCTTGCTTGGTCATCTCTTGCAGAGTATACAATTTTTAAGTCTGTATAAGTTTGAGGAATAGAAGTAAACGAAACGCTAGAAACGCTACTAGAAAGTGTTTGAGAGTTAATTAAAAATACTGTTGGATTTGCCACAGTTATGCTCCCTTAATGCCGTAGAGGGTAAATGTTGAACCTGCGGTAAAAGTTCCTGATGAAACTGTTATTGAGTTTATGGCTGCTGTTGAACGCCAAGTACCAGAAAATGCTGACACCACAAAATCAGTTGAACCTCTACGGGCTAAACAAGTTTTGTAGATATTAGTATTTGCATAATTCATTATATGAAGGGTGTTAGTTGAAAATCCTGTTCCAGCATCGGCACCTACAATTAACGCATAATTGTTTGTGTTTGCGTTTGAAGAAGGACTGCTACCAGTAGTATACAACTGAGTGTTGGAATAATTAGTTCCAGAACCTGATGTGTCTGAATTAAATTGAATTTGAGTTTGAGCAATACCCGCAACGTGAGTACTGTAAATTAAAATTAAATCCGAATATGTACTAGGAATTGAATTAAAAACTACAGATGAAGTACCCGAACTTAAGGTTTGAGTTGCTATTGGTGTGTAAGTACCTGCCACGTTTGTTGTTACAGTTACGCCCATTTATTTAACTCCATATAGTGCGAATTGAGTATATTGTGCAAAGTTTGAATTAGTTGTAAAACTAATAGAAGTTATGGCTGCGGTATTTTGCCACAAGCCTGAACGTGTAAGAATTAAACCACCGCTATTATAATTGTTACCACTAAACGTACGGGTAACTTTATATTTATTAGTATTAGCGTAGTCAAGAATGTCCATTACACCGCCACCCCATACAGTTGATTGAGATGAGCCAGTTATATAAAAGGTATCTATGCTGGTTGAAGTGTTATCTGCGTTTGCGTGAGCAGCAGAACCTTCACCATAAATCTGGTGCATATAATAACCAGTTGAACTTCCATTAAAAGTCATAGGGCATATATTAGATGCTCCCGAACTTGTGCCTTGACCAATCATACGAATTTGTAAATGAGTGTAAGTAGATGGAATTGAACTAAATGTAATACTTGAAGCACCACCACTATCAACTGTTGCGGTAGCAATAGAGGTAAAGTTGTTGGTTGACAGGTTACCCGTAATCCCTGACGCTAAAATTCCTGGAAGTAACATTATGCAATGTCCCCCAAAACCAACCAATTGTTCGCGGAAGTTTGAATTGCAGTGCAACCTGAGTACTGCACACGAGTCTTTGGAGCCGATGCAGTAGCACCAACTGAAGTAATGGTTACACCGCTACCTTGAGTAATTGTGGTTTGTCCTGCACCTGTTTGAGCGAAGTTAAGAATTGTGCCGACAGGAAATGCCACCGAACTATTAGGTGGGATTGTGAAGGTGTTAGCCGATGCGTTGCTGATAGTAACAAGGGTGTTGTTACCGTCTGCCAAGACTGCGGTGTATGAAGCAGACTGAGCGTTAATAGCAAGGGTAGGGGTAACTGAAGTATTAGTTAATAGTGTTACAGCCATTAGAGTGTTACTCCTGTCGCAGTATAATCGGTGTTACCTGTAGTTGAGTAAACCTTTAGCGTGTCACCTGTTGCCAATGTCCAACCTGGTGTCTCTTGTAGAGAAGCGCCAGCGGCTAGGGTAAAGTTGTAAAAGATGTAGTAAGCAGAGCCACCAGACTTGGTGATTGATACTTGGATAGTGTCGTTAGTTCCGCCCTTGTTGCAGGCGTTAAACGAAGATACGATTGAACCGTTGGTTGAGCCAGTAACCAGCGTAGTTGTGGTTGTGGCTCCTGGTGTTGATTGTCCTAGGACTACATATGCGGTTGCCATTATGCCAAGTCTCCTACCACTGTGAATGTGTTTGTGCCTGTGCAGATAATGCTTGCGGCAGAGTATTGTGTACGAAGTTTGGTGCCAGTACCAGTAAATGATGATGTGCCATCGTTAGCGATAGTTACTTGACCTGCTCCAATTGCTTGGATGCTAACCGTCTGACCAACTGAGAAGACTCCCGATGGGATAGTTACAGTAATTGCGCCAGTGTTGTAAAGCGTTACCAACTTGGCTGCGTCAGCAGCGACAAGGGTGTAAGTCGTATTAGTTTGAGCGTTAATACCTAGCGCAATTACTGGCGCTGTACCAAATACTAGCGAGCCTGTACCAGTTTCGTCTGATATTGCTGAGGCTAGGTTGGCTGAGGTTGGAGTTGCTAGGAATGTCGCTACGTTAGTTCCAAGCCCAGATACAGCAGTTGAGATTGCTACATTTGAGATAGTGTTTGATGAACCTGAGATAGTCTTATTGGTCAGGGTTTGGGTATCGGTTGTGCCTACTACAGTTCCAGCAACACCATGTGCAGTTGTAGCAGCCACATGGTCTTGTAGATCTGTAAGATCTTGGGCTACGATTACGTGGCGTACTACTGCTCCGGCATTGTGGGCTGTTGCCGATGTTCCGTTAAAAGAACGGGTTATGTTTAGAGTATAACCTGAATAGCTGTTAACTAACACCAGTTCTTCAGAAGCGGTATTGTAGTCAAGAGCAACTACGAAAGGTTGCCCTGATGTTGGATAGCCTGTTGGAGAACTAGACAAAGTAACAGACGTTGCCGAACTGTTAATGCTAGAAGCAACTGTGTTATCAACGGCAGTTGCAGAGTAATATCGTCTTGTAGCCATAGGCCTTCCTTAGCTTGTGTAGTGCGTACGTGGGGGGAATTGTTCTTGCAGACGGCGTACTTCAACAAGTAGACGTTGCTGGTAAAGTTGTTGCAATGAACGACCAATGTTGGTTGCTGAACCAACTGGGTCATTACCTTGCTGAGCATCTGCTTCAGCGGTAGCCGCAGGTACACGACCTAAATCTAGGTACATCGCTGTACGGTAGGCAGCACCAAGAATGATTACTTCTCGTGCTGAGTCAGGTAAACCTGTCATTGTAAAATCGTCTGTATCGTATTGAAGGTTGGTTGGCTTCTTAGCGTAAGTAACCATTACGGTACGACCCGGAATAATACCTTCACGGATTGAGATTGTCTTACCGCTGTTCCAAGTTACTGGGTTAGCCATCTTGTCAATGCGGTAGTGACGAATTGGTAGCCATTCTTTAGATGGTCCAATTGTCTGCCATGAGGCACCAAGAATTGAGATTGCTTCTTGTGGCAGTTGGTAAGTAGTACGAGCTGCTTGCCAAGTAAAGGTGGTGTAGTAAGTGCCGAACAGATCTGGGTAGACACCATCAATGGCTAGGTTAATATTCCGGCGGATAACTGATCGCGGAAAGGAAGGCGTGATAGTTACACGGGTACCAGCACTGTGAGTGGTGGCAACTGTGTCTCGGAAACCTCTGCCATATGCAGGGATGGTAGCCGTATTTGTAGTACGGTTAAATGAGTCTACCCAAATTAGTTCGTCGTCAATTTCTACAAGTCCACGAGTTAATACTGTTCCATCTGCTACGGTAAAGGTAGTTGCCGTTGCAGTCATAGGGGCAGTAAGAAACGTAGCCTGATCTTGGCGGTTTGTATAACCAGTAAGCGCCAGCTGAGTTTCGTTGATGACATCTATAAAGGTCGTAATTTTATATTACCTCTCTTACTTTTACATGAGGACATTGATTATCTGCCTTTGTCAAGATGTAATCCTCGCTGCCGCTTCGGCTTCGCCTAAACCAACTGTGCCTGCTAAGGCATTGAGAATACCTGGTGTATCTAGGAATAGATTTTTACCACCATGCCTTACGGCATAGATTTGGTTTAGGGCATCAATACCACGTGATGCTTTTTTGCCAGCCACGTTGTAATACCACTGAACGGCGGCACCATTGAAGTCTAGTTGTGGCACACTATTAACAATTGTGCCTGCTAGACGGTTCAAATGATAAACCGTTGATAAGCCATCTCCTGATGCCATTATTTACCTTTCTTGGAATGGTATTTCTTTGTAGCCTTAACTCCAGCGGCAATGGTCTTAACGCCAGCCACTTTGGTTAGATCAATTACTTTGCCACTTTTGTGCTTGACAACCACATCTTTGGTAATCGTGTGAGATTTACCAGCAACCTTGATTGTCTTTGCCATTACTTAGTTCCGCCAACGCCTTCGTATTCACCGTAAGGTGACTTTGTAGGCTTGCCGTCTTTTGCTGTAGAACCTTTTGTTACGCTATTTGCTGAGCATCCACATTCTTTGCACATGTTACTTTCCCTTCTTTGCTGGTAGGACCTTCTTCAAATTTGGATTAGCCTTCTTAGCGGCTGGTGATGCTTTGCGTGTTGCTGATGCTAGGATCGCTCCAGCACGTTCCATTGGGATACCTTGCTTCTTAGCAATACCCTTTTGTGCGGCTGCGAAGCCCATGCCCTTTTTTGCTGCTGCCATTAGATTGCTCCTGTTTCTTTCATTACCTTTGCGGTGCGCTGGGTAATCTTCTTTGCGGCTGGCATTGACTCACCGTTATATGCAACGCCTAATTTGTCGCTTGCCGCTTTGGCTTCGTTAATAGCTTTCATGGTTGTACCACCAGGTTGGATGCCTTCAGCTCTAGCCTTACGATAGGCTTCTAGTTCGCCGTCCCATTTCTTTGCAGACATATGTTCTGCACGGCCAGCATCACCAGCACCAAGTTGGATTGTTAAAAGTTTGCAAGGAAAGCAGCCATCAACATAATCAAAATGCTCATTATGATCCGATGGTGTTTTGTCATAAACTGGCGACTCAGGATAAGTTTCATTACATTCTTTGCAGATGTACTCAACTGGTACCCAATTGTCTTTGGCATCAAAGCCCCACTTATTTACTTGACTTACGTGTTGATGTTCGCTCATTCTTCACTTTCTGAAAAAATGTTAGGTTTCGCTGGATGCGATCTGTTTCAGGTCCATCACCTTTAACCGCTGCTCTAGCAAACGCTAGGGCTTCATCAAGATGGTTAAGGTTGTATGAAGCAATTGAGGCAAGGTCATATGCTTTCCAGTCCCAAACTGCTGACTCGTAGCAGTAGTGCATGGATCTAACACGCTCCAAAGCGTTGATAGAAGCATCTAAGCACCTAGCCCAATTGTTGTTGCGGTAAGCATCTACGGCTACGCCGTACCATGACTCACCTTCTAAGGGAAGAATTTGTACGCCTTTGTCAAACCACTCAGTAGCCTTTTCCTTGTTACCAAGGTTATGCTCTGACTCACCTGCCCATCGGCAGACTGCGGCTTGCTCTACATCCCAACCATTGCAGGCGATCTGCTTCTTAGCAGCATCTATGCAATCTTGCCAGCGTTGGTAGAAATAATATTCTCTGCACATGTATGTCCACATACGTGCATCATTTGGGTTTTCTTTAACTGCTAGTTCTAGCAGATCCATGTATTGCCCACGGGATTTTGTTTGGTCTGGATTGTGTGAGATTTTTGCTTCTGGTATGTTTACATACCTAGCATCTCCACCTTTGTACCAGTATGGCACTTCGTGGCAAGGGTATCTCCAAGTCCAGCCAAAGCGGGAATGAAGTTTATCCTTTTGCCAAGTAGAGCCAGTATCAAAACTAACCCAAGCTGCGTTAGTTTCTATAGTCCATTTGCGTCGGACCTTTTCAAAAAAACCTTCTTCGCAAATCTCATCCATATCAAGATATAGACAAGCATCTGCATCTTCGGGTAATAACCCAAGAGATATGTTGCGAGCCATGTCAAACCTAAAAGGTTGAACATGCGATTGGTAGACCGTTACTCCCAGCTCTCGGAGTTTTTCTTGTGTACCATCCGTAGAACCAGTGTCAACGACAACACGATAATCAGCGTCTTTAGTAGTTTGCGCCCAACGTTCTGCATGCTTAATCTCATTCTTTGCTATAGCGTAGGCTACGATCTTGACCATAGCGCTATCTTATCACATACCGCCTAGTAATAGTATTCCTGGGAGAGCCGACGCGTCAGCGCCTGTTGGTCCTGTGGATCCAGTTGCTCCCGTATTTCCAGCAGCTCCAGTCGGTCCTGTAGGACCAGTAGCCCCCGTCGTTCCAGCCGCACCAGTGCTGCCAGCAGATCCAGTCGCGCCCGTTGCCCCAGTGTTGCCAGTCGCTCCCGTAGATCCTGTTGCACCAGTCGCTCCTGTCGCTCCTACAGCACCTGTACTACCTGTTGGACCTGTCGCACCTGTATTACCTGCTGCACCTGTAGGTCCTGTAGCACCTGTAGGTCCAGCAACGGTGCTGTTAGCACCAGTTGGACCAGTCGCACCAGTTGCTCCAGTATTACCAGTTAAACCCGTTGAGCCAGTGTTTCCCGTGGCTCCAGTATTTCCAGCCACACCTTGACTTCCAGTGGCTCCTGTAGGCCCTGTAGGGCCTGTTGCTCCCGTTGGTCCAAGTTGTGTGTACATAATCTGTTCAACGTGAAGATTCACGCTTGGAGATGCAGGACGAGTCGGAGATGAACCAGCAGCAACTGCTAGTAATTCCATATAGGTGTTTTGTGATGACCAGTAGAACTGGATGTAGTCA